CAACTTCATGATCAAAGGTGTCTGCAGGATGTTCACCAGGATCGGTGAACAGCTGACTGGTCTCAACAACCTTACCTGTGGGCAATTCTGGTTCCGCTGTTTCACGTAGTTGTTCAATCTGCTGATTTGTTAATGCACCATCGTCAGGCTCATAGGCCGGTTGGCGTCGTCGTTCACGTTCCCACTTCATGCTCTCTGTGGAAGCCAGCACCATCATGATGGCTAGTGGATCAAACACCACAACCAATATGATAATGACCCAACGCACAGCACGTTCTAATAGATTGGCGTCTGGGTTGTCACCGTAGATGAACGCCGCGATATACTTAATTGGCCCAACTTCTGCTTCGATCTTACGTACCTCGGCGGCAATAGGCGCACGGGCATCGTTAAGTTCCGCAATAGACTTCTGCGACTGTAGTATTTCATTTTGAAGTCTAACACGCTCTTTCTGCTGGGCTCTTCGCAGAGCCACAGCCTTGTCGGCACCTTTTTCATCTGCTGAGCGGCCCAATACCGAGTCCACTCCCTCATCCATCTGTTTAAGTGCTTTACGGTTTGCTTCAATATTTTCCTTTTGGGTCTTGATTTTTTCATCATATATTGCAATCTTGCTCAGTACATCACCGCTGATTAAGTTTTGATCTGAATGTGCTTTGGATAGGAAACCAAAAATACCCATTGACGTGATCACCATGAGCATGAACACTGCTGGCACCAAATAACATTTCATCAGCAGTCGACAACGGTGCCAGTATTCGTGTAGCCATACTGTGACAGTGACTTTGGCCACTTCCAGGATGGATCCCATGATGATGATGGGTATGACTGCTGAAGCAAAAATAGCAGTAAGGCCTAGTATACTGTACCAGGCCGCAACCACGCTCAATGAAAGAGCGGTTAATAGTGTGAAATAACTGAGGAACATAGATTTATTTACCGGGTGGTATACGGACTGTGACGGCTAGTTTAACGGCCAACCATGTGGCAATCTTTTGATCAGGTACATCAAACCAAACCCATATGGTCTTGCTGTCGTCCCAGATTAGGTTTTCCAGGCGGCGTTTGATATGATGTTGGCCCCGCCAGTTGTTAACTCCAAACACTTGATTGAGTTCGCGAATAACTGCATACCAGTCTTTGACATCACGCAACTCAATCTGAATACGGTGCATGACCAAGGGCGTTGATTTAAGAGAGTCAAGGGATTCAAACATACTCAACGCAGAGGTTTCAATTTCAACAGACATTGCTATCCTTATCACTGTTTTTATCTACAAGGCATACTCCACTGGGTACCAGCCAGTGTTTTGACCTGTTGCCAGGTCTAGCCAGTGTCTCATCCTACGGGATTTATGTTTCTGATGCCACGGCGCAGAGCAGGACCGGTTACAGATCTATTCCTACTCTGCCCATTAAACCACCCACCTCCCTGGTCATGCACAGTAATTATACTGTGAGAGTCAGGCGTTGTCAACTTGTTTTTTAGTTAATTCGCACACCAGGAGAAACTGCTCGTAGGCCAGTTTGACTGCAGGATTGGTTAATAATTGTTCCGCTTCCGCTTGCATAGCCTTTAGGCCGGCTTCGGCAATGTCTCTGGCGCTGGCAATTTCAATGGTGTAGACGTCATCGCCCAGGGCCTTGTTCAACCGTTGCCAAGCCTGTTGTTGTTTTTGGGTTAGTGGATGCTGGCGTGGACGCATGGCACTAGCATCACGCACAGCCTCACTCATATTGTCTTCAGCCACACGTCCAGCCGCAATCATTGGTGCCAGTGCAGGGTCAATATTGTAGCGTGTGCTGGTGCCACCAGGATAGCACATGATCAAATGATTGCCCCGGGGCATGGCATCCATGAGTTCATAGTCATGTTCCATTACAGGCACATACCTACGTCCACGTTTTTCGTAGTAGATTTTCTTGGTCATAATCTGGTTGCTGGAAGATTAGCATTAAAACTTATTGTTTTGCCGTGTAGTAATTGTTGATCAATATCTTCTATCCATTCAACAGTATTATTAGGAATAGTTAAATTTTTAAAAATGTTCTGTGCTGTTTTGAGATGCGACAACGGAGTTGGATGACGATCGTGTTCGTTGGTAAGCATGTTTAATTTTTTATCTTTTTTTAACAATTCTAAAAATTCGTTTATTTCAATTTGAATTTCTGGCGTAGTACAGTATGAATTATTTTGTATGTCGTCTAGAGATGGCCAATCTGGTCCATACAACCTATCGTATAATTCTTTTGTCAATGTATTTGATTTGTTGTTTTTAATAACTTTTTGTTTTCTATCAAAAGATAATACATTAATATTTTTAATAGTAGATGAATATAACTTGTATGCATCAGATGATGATTTGTACGAATGCCAAGCTAACATTTCAAATGTAACTTTTTTAGATTTTAAAAATTCCTCAATTGCTCTCATGTACGCAAAACTTAATATCTCATAGCCATCCGGGCAACACACTGGATATTCTGGTTTGTTTTTTTCTGGATATGTTAAATGCAGATTCCCCCATGCATTAGACTGATAATAATCAATACGTGATATACCGCTCCACATGATTAAAATTGTATCATTGCTGTTGAAATTATTTCTAGCATCACATTCCATTATGGAATTGAAAATATATTGATTGCCAGCACCAGGTTGTGCCCAATTTTCAAATTTATTCCAACACGTTCCCACGATGTCTGCCCAAGTAGGCCAACGATACCTGGTCATACTACACCCAAATGTGTATAATCTACCTGATACATTATATTGCTCAGACATCTAATTCCCAATTTTTTCCTACATAATCCCAATGGCGGGTATCGTAGATTTGAAATGATATATTACGGCCGAACAATGCCAGTGCCACTGTGAGTCCAGCATGATCCTCACGCTGGGTGTAGTTGATTTCAAATCCAATCAGTTGGTTTGTTTGCAGTAGTTCTATTTCCCAGGCCTTGTGGTTGGTAATCAAACCTGATCTGTTCCACAGATTGTCAAAGCGCCGACCCCAAGGATTGCTTATACTTAAACCAAGATAAATCATGATAACTCCAAGATTTCAATCAGTTGATGTGTGTCCACACTGTTTTGTGCATAGCCTTCGTACACTGTGTTAAAGTATTGATTGCTGGGCGGCTGTTCAAATGATTGATCCACCATTTGATAAACCAGTGCAATATCGCTACCGCGGTCAGTATTAACTACAACTGAGAACCGTGTGTAGTGATACGGATAGCCTTCCAGTTGATCCAGTGCCGACAAGTTGTCATCTGTGATTTCCCACAGCACACCATCACAGTATGAGTCTACCTCGGGTTCAATGTCTGCAAAATGGCGGAACACCAGAGCATAGTTGTCGATCCATGCTGGGCCCAAACAAACAGCACCCGGACATCGGACAGCCATCTGCGTCAAGTTGGTGTTCATGCCATAGGCAAAATATTTCAAACTTTTTCTCCGGCTTCAAAATCTCTAAAACGTAAAAATCTTGGGAATCTCAGGCTGTATGATCCGTCTTGGTTTTGCGTAACTGCATCAGCCTGGATCTCAACCAAATGACCGAGAAGAAGATTCCGGCTACGCCAATACTCATCCCTATCGCCATCAGACAGGCCACTGCCAACATTAACACAGATATGTCTTCCATTGTCATCTCCTTCACAGATTATAGCACCCAACCGGTCAGCATTGCGACCAGTACCTTGTTCGAAACCCACAATTTTCAAATCAACTGTGATTGTGGGTTTCCATTTCATCCAGTAATCGGTGCGTTTGCACAGGTACGGTGCATCCATGCTCTTGATCATGATGCCTTCAAAGCCACCCGCCACGGCAGCTTCAGCATAGCGTTGCATGATGTCATGTCCTTCGGCTGTGTCCAAGTCCACATCCAAGCCGTTCATGATCTGGATAGGACCATCTTCAGGCAATCGAGCACGTTCCAACATCTCAATGCGTTTGTGTTGTTGTGCGTTGTAGTGACCTTCGATAAAACTGTCCAGCGGTATGATGTCAAACACATGATAAACCATGCCATCAGTAACAGCATCTGATTTGCGGTGTGCTTGTTTCATCAATTTCTGAAAACTCTCACCCACAATCTCGCCATCCAGCACAAAACGACCACCGTGGGGAATATTAAAAAATGCCTTGCGATGTTCCTCAATGGCTTGCACAATCTGCGGAAAGTTTTCAAACTGTTTGCCATTGCGGCTGTACAGCGTGACATCAGTACCTTGTACTACAGCCAACACACGCACACCATCCAGTTTGCATTCCAGGCGCTTGATACCTTTCAACTTCTTGGGCTGGTCTGTTGAGTCTTGTGCCAGTTGGCAACTAAACACAGGAATCCGCCACTCTGTCTTACCCAAAACTTTGTTCAAAGTTTTCTCACTGATGCCGCATCGCAAGTCTTTTATCAACACACGTCTGCAGAGATTGTTCCACTCTACACTATCAAAGCGTTTCATTGTTTCCAAGATGGCGTCTCGAGCACGATGTCCTGAGAACGATCGTGTGCGCAGGCCTTCCAGCAAGCCCCAAAACACAGGCCAAGGATTTTCGGCATGTTCAATGCCAGAACTCTCGGGCACTTGTTTCACATGGAATGTGTAGTAGGGATTGTATGCTTGATAGCAGTTGAACAAAAAACATTGTGCATTGGCACTGCCCAACTTTGAGGCCAACAATGCTTTTTCAATCACACGCTCTTTGTGCAAGCGACTGTCAGATGCTTCTAAGTCTCTTATCCAATCGGCTGCCACAGTAATACCGTTGAATTGTTTGTGTGTGAAGTCAATGTCATTCATATATTTACAGTGTTACCATGATGAGTTATAGAATACTTTCAAACCCAAAAACATTTCTGCACGGGCTTCCTGAATAAACTTCAAATCGTTAGGCTTGTAGTAATCGTCTGCGTCATTGCCAAAAAAGAATCCCGATGTGCCTGGCAGTTGATCGTTTTGTACTGCATACTCCAAGTTGTCCAAGTCCTCGGCGGTGAGTTCCAGTTCAATGCCATTGAAGTTGTCTGTTTCTCTCAGAGCATTGCCTTCACGTAGAAGCCACAGTTGTGCCATCCAACCATGCAGGTTAGGATGCTTGCGCCAGTAGGCAATTTCTCTTGGCCGGTTGACGTTGGGGTTGCGATGCTCTTTATGATCTGGATCCCACTCTGCACCTTCGTAAAATTCATCTTGCTGGCCTGCTCGGGCGGCCACGTATGCGTACATGTCAAGTCCCATGTTTGTCTCCGTCAATCAAGTGGAACGTTTTTCATTGGCTCAGTGCCATTCCAGTGTGCCTGTGTGACACACACGCCGCGATACTGTACGCCCATTGGGTGCTCACCTTTTTTGGGCAGTTTTTTGATTGCTCGCTCGCATGCAATTTTGGTGGGCATGGTCACAGGCACTTTGTCCATGAAGTTGCCACCAGGGCTGATAAAAGCAACGAGTAAGATCCATTCATTCATTATGCGGCCTCCAACATGTTGGCTGGCACTTTCCACAGCGTCACACCGTCTTTGACTGTGACATACTTGATAGCAACCTTGGTCACTATGCCCTTCACTGTGACACCACGTTTGGTGCTGTGAAACTTCACTGTGTCACCTTTGGTGAACTCACGGATCTTCACTGCACGAAGCTGGGCACGAGCATACTGTACAGCACTGGTAATTGAGTCCAGTTGTTCGTTTGAGAAATTGCTAAACATGATGGCAGTGTTGACTTCTTGGATTGTTGCGTATGTCATTTCAGGCTCCTTTTGTTACAATATGTTCATATTATAGCATTTTGGCAATTATTGGTCAACCGCCAAAAAGGTAATACTCTAGTTTTGTTGTTTGTTATATGTAAGAACATCAATGGTTAAATTGGCATTTTTTGCGGAACAAGAATTTTGTGCTATATTAATCAATGTTTGGACATCACGATTAAAAACCATTCCGCTACCGGCGTGTCTGGTAAGCAATAAATTTTGTTTATATTGTTCACTGTATTCTAAGGTAATTACACCACAGGTGTATATAAGTTTTGGACTTGGTTTGCTAATATAAAGAGAATAGAATCCAGGGTCTTCATTTTTTATTTTTTCTAAATTTTCTGCGTATGTACCAGCATTAGCAGAAAAACTTGCAACCAACCCCAATGTAATTAAAAGTTTTTTCATGATTACATGCTCCAAAAAGTTTCGCTCGAGGGTGAGCAGAAGTAAGGCGTGTCATAACGTTCCTGGTATGTTTTACCAGTCATCATGTTGCGTTTGGTAACCCAAGTCTCATGGGGTTCCACAATGAAACCCAATTTAGTTTTGGATTCAATCACAGCCCGGATATAGGCTCTGGTAACAGGAGCAAATTCTTCTTTTGCAACAAGACGCTTACCGCCTTTGACACGTTTGTCAGATTTGTACAGTTCCAATGTGTATTCAACTAGTGCAGTCATTTTGGCTCCTTTTTGCTACTCTATGTCTATATTATAGCAAATTGGGAATTATTGGTCAAGTAGCAAAAAAGTACTACTTTTTAGGTTTGTACTTGTGCCCGTGCTTGTGCAGGTGTGTATGTGCTGTCACTCAGTGTGGCCTGTGGAGGTACAGCATTGGGCAGGCTGGGTACTGCATTGTCAATTTTCAAGTTCACTGCATTGATGCCTGCGGTGTTGCGTCCTTCACGTAGCGCACCCACCATGGCCTGCCCATATTGGTTGGCAGTGTTGGCAATGGCTTCTAAAAATTCAGCAGCCATGCCTTGTTGTGTTTCTTGACCATAACCGGCTAAGGCAGGAATAAAAGCCGTGATAGGCAATTGTGCGCCGGCTGTGAGTGTGGCATAGTCAATCGAAGCCAAGGCTTGAAATGTGTCTTCATTGGCACTGTGTGTGGTCATCTCAGTCCAGACAGTGTTCAGTGTGGCGGTGGTATTGGCACCCATGGCTGCGATGGCTGTGCCAATGGCTGCATCAGCGGCCGGGATCAATGCAGCCAATGCAGCATTGTATGTGAGATACACACCTGCGGCCGGACCACTTGGTATGGTTATAGTAGGAGGAATACCATATCCACTGGTGACAACTTCAACCATTTGAGAGTATATGGTGTTGAGTGCGCTAAGATTTCCAGCGGTAACTTGTGCAGAGATGGTACTAGTGACTGTGGTCAAATAATCATTATAAGGAATGCCGGCCGCTGATCCAAAAAAGTCTGTGGTCAAGAACGTGCCATTGGGTCCAGATCCTTTGGCCAATTGAGTGAGATAGTATGTGGGCACCGCATCAGGTACAGGTGTAGACGAAGGTGCGTTGATCAAATCAAGACCCTTGAGTGTGCCTAGTTTTTTTGTGTAGGCTGCTGTTTCGGCTGCTGTTTGTGTGAGTGTGGTCATTGCAGTATTGTCGCCAGTTGTTGTGTGGTGGTGCCAGTTATGCCCTTGACCTGTTGATAGGCAATTTGTAGTGCGCGATTGGCCTGTGCCTGTGCTGATGGCACAATCTTGGCCAAGTCGTCACAGCCCTTGGGACTCACTGTGCCAGAATTTAATATGGGCTCAATCGCACTGTTGACACTGCCATCAGTGTTGTAGATCAACACAGGACCATTAGGGGTGGGCAACGTCAAACTGCTAAAACTGGTAGGGTATAATTTTACGGGATTCAGCAGATCTGCCATGGTGGCAATGTTGGGAGTGGTGCAATCCAAAATTGACAGAACTTCGGCCAAGCAATCACCAGTAACATTAACCAATGCTGGATATGCACGTTTTTGTAAAGTATCAAATTGATTTTGTGTAAGTCCATTCTGATTGTACAGGCTTTGCACATTGTCATTCACAAGATCTGAAATATCTTGGTCAGTTAACCCTTCAGATTTTAATGCGGTAGTTACGCAAGGAGTAGACCCATTCAACATGTTGCCACATTCGGCTAAATTTTGCAGCAATCCCGCAGGGGTGCCAATACGTTCTAATCTAGTGAACTTGATTGCACAACCAATGTTGGCTAGATCTGCACCGAATGCCGGTCCGGCCAAGTTGACTTTGTAGATGTCTCCAGAAATGGTGTCGTCCATGTTGGTAAATGTGGGACCAAGATAATCATCACTGTTGACGTTGACTGCACTGTTGATAATACCATTGGTGAGACTGATATAGCCTTGTGCTGCGCCGAATGCCTGTGCAAATTTACCAAAGTCTCCTCCACCAAGATAAGTGCTGGCTGCTGTGGTTATGCTGGTGGCATAACCTGCATTGCCCACAGTCCATGACACATTGCTGGGCACACTGTCTCCCAAAGCCGGACAGTAGTTGCCACTCACACTGGCACCAATGGTTTTGAGATTAGCTATAGTGCCAGCAGTGATACCAAGATTTGCATTGCTGGTGGCCAACCCAATGGTCAGCAACAAATTGGCCACAGGTACCAATGCATTGTAAGCAGCAATATTGTTGGCCAAAGCAGTGTTGGCTGTGATGGCATTGCCGGCATACATGCCCACACCAGCCCACAGTTGCAGTGGTGTTGCCACTGATTGTGTCATTATGCTGCCCTCACTGAAGCAGATCCTGCTGTGCGAGGATGTCCGCAAGTGTCTGCATCACCATCACGTATCACAGGACGTCCGCCAGCACGTACTGTGCCTGATCCACCTGAGGTCACTGCCGAACAGTGTATACCGCAACCGGGTGATCCACAACAAGGATGCGGTGTAACCCCAATACCAGGTATAACAATGGGACGGCCGTTTACTCGTACAGAAGCCACACCTGAAGTGTTTATTCCTCCTGACGTGTTTGGATCACCTTGTCGTTGTACTGCTGGCATTTTATCCCATTAAGATTTTACTGCGCACAGGCTTGATACCTGTTGTGGCTTCCAAATAACTGTCCCCAACGTCTTCACGCACAGGGGCAATCATGGCCACGCTAGATCTATTTACCGTGACTTCTGCCTCGGGATCTGCTGTGAACAAACTATTCATCAACTGTATACCTTGCTGTCCAGGCACCACTGCCACAGGCTTGCTCAACGTGAGAGTACTGCTGTCAAATGCTGTGATTTTTGCCACTATCTCTTCACCATAGCCCATGCGCATGGTGTATGTTTTTCCTATTTCAACCATTTAGTTTCTTTCTAAGTTCGTTAAATCCACCCACGTATTCTTCATCCAAGAAGATTTGTGGTACTGATCTGGCAGTTGGCACTGCTTCTAATAGTTGTTCACGTGTCCAGTCGTGACTGATGTTGCGCACTTCATATTCAATGCCTCGACTTTCCAACAGGCCTTTGGCTTGTTCGCAAAAGGCGCATTGGTCCTTGGACCATACTATGGCTTTCATGTTTTTTCCTTTTATAAATCTGGTAATTCGTCGTAGTCCAGTTGATCACTCATGACGCCAATAACGTAGTTAGTTGATTCGTTCTCCTGCAGTGCAGTTTGTTTCTTTGACGTGTCCACATGCTTCATGAACCAGGGAATTGGTGTGCTACGTGGTGCAGGTTCCAGATACTTGACACCAATCTCTTTGAGTGCGCCCACTGCGGTGTAGTCCACAAAGTCTTTGAGAATGTTGGCATTGAGTCCAATCACAGGACCTTTCTGGAACAAGTAGTCAGCCCAGGCTTTTTCTTCGCGGATCACATCCAGGTACAGTTGATAAACTTCGGCTTCGCACTCTTTTTTGGCTTGTGCAAATCGCGGATCCTCTTTCACAACTTGATTGATGATCCAAGCAGTCCAGTCCTTGTGCAGGATTTCATCTTGCAGGATTAGGCTGATGATGTTGCCGTTGCCAATAAAGATGCGATTCTCTACCATGGCCAATGACGTAGCAAAACTTACCATGAAGCGGAATGCCTCCAATGCGTAACTTGCGTTGAGGGCAAGCCAAATTGCTTTGATATGTTCTTGTTCGAGAACCATACCTGTCATTTCACTGCTTAATTCTTTATGACAATTTATTCTGTGTAACTCGTCGTAGTATTTGCCCACACTTGATGCCATGTCCACAATCTCTTTGGTGTCGTGGATGGTGTTGAACACATCCTTGGGCACGTTGTAGATGTTGCGAATAATGTGACTGTAACTTCTACTGTGAATGTTGGTTTCAAAGAAACTCCAGTTGTACATCAAGGCTTCCAGTTCAGGAATGCCCACAACAGGAGTAAACACCTGTGCTGGTCCACGTCCTTGCAAACTGTCTAGTGCTGTTTGTCTTAGCAAGTTGCTGGTAAAGATATGTTTCACAGTATCACTTGATTCCTTGAAGTCGTTGGCATCTTTGGTAAGCGACACTTCCTCAGGGATCCAAAAGAAGCCACGTGCCTCTTGTTCGAACTTCACAAGTTTGTTGTACTTGACTTCTTCAAATCGCTGTATGGTCACAGGACCTGCTGGATCCAAAAACATCTTGCGATGCAGGTAGTCTGTTTTGGTGGCTAGATTGTATTGTGCTTGGCTCATTGTTGCTCCAAATTATAGGTTATTCTTCCGTATTTTAAATTGTGTGTCACTGTGAGATTTTGATTGACACAATTCAGCAACACAGGGTTTTCGGCTGGTCCCCAGTGTCCAGTGTCAAGATACATCACATTTGTACCATGTTGCATGCCAACTCTGGGAGTTAACAAAATCAATGATTGGGACCAGGCAGATGTGTCTATGTGCATGCGATATTTCAGTTGACCAAAATCAATGGGGTTGTCATTAATTGTAACTTTTTGGGTATCCAAGGTGTATCGAGCCACACAAGTGCCAGTAGCAGACATTCGAATGTGTGGTATCCAGCCCCATACTGTGTTTTGTTGTCGGGGGAAGTGAACAATACCCTGTTCAAGTTTAGTGCTGTCTTTGGCCTTTATGGGGTGTTGATATTTTTTGGCCATAAAGAGATTTACAGCAGCAACAAATCTCGAATCAATATCTATGCCTGGGGCAAAAGTCAATGGTGCATCTGGTTTGACTTCTTGAATCAACCCACGGGCAAATGCCTCACTCACTGGTCTTGCATAAAATTCTAAAAACAACTGAGATGGCAAAAAGCAAACACCTGGATCACGCGGCATGCTGTGCCACAGTCCCTCACCCCATAGGTTGCCAGTTAGTGTTTCAGTGAAAACAACAGTGGCATTGTGTAGGCCTTTGGTGTGGTTGTATTCTTCGTTGATGAGATGCACCTTTTGTTGTAAACCCAATAGATCAATGATGTATTGACCCAACACAAAACGGTCAGAATCTGATTCATAGGCCACCACGGAGGTTGCCCCATGTTTAAGTGCCAACACAGTGAGTAAACCTGTGCCAAATCCTATGTCCAAACATGGTTGACCTGACACATGGGATGCCAACATTTTGTCATAGAAGTCATTGCGTAGATAGTCATTGATCATGCTCAACAATACCCCGTTGTGATGTTCAAAATCAATACTGTTTAAAAAATCCATGGTCATAGTTTGCAACTTTCGCAGTCTTCCGCATCATCAAAATCAATGACCTCGAGGGGCGCATCTTCTTTATCGGCCTTGGCACCTTGTTTGTTGATCAGGCTATAGTAGAATGTTTTGATGCCCCAGTGATGTGCTTGCATTAGGTTTCGAGCAATCAGCGTGGTGGGTACTTTACGATCTGGCCAGTGTGCTGGATTGTAAAATGTGTTTGTGGAGATTGATTGATCAATATATGCTGCCAACACCGCGGCTGTTTTTAAATAGCCCACACAATCCTTTTGCGCCCACATCATTTGATATTTGTTTTTGAGTCTATGATATTCAGGCACCACTTGTGTGAGGCTACCTGCTTTTGATTCTTTAACTGAAATCAGGCTCATGGGCATTTCAATGCCATTGGTTGAGTTGATAACAACACTGCTGCTTTCAACAGGTGCCACTGCCATCAAGGTGGCGTTGCGTACACCGTATGCTCGCATGTTGCCACGCAAGGTATTCCAGTCCAATCCAGGATCAGGTGTGAAGTCTGTGAGTTCATTCACACCTTTGGCTCTGCGTTCCCAAGGAAACTCGCCCCGACCATAGCGTGTTTTGTCCGAGTCTAAGCAACGACCACGTTCCTTGGCCAGTTCCACAGTGGCTTCGGTCAAGTAGTAGGCTTGATGTTCCATCCACGTCTTGACTTCAGCCAAGGCATCTCGTTCTCCGTACTTGAAGCTTCGTTTGGCGTGCCAGTAGGCAAGGTTGGTGATTCCGATGCCCAAGGGTTGGATCTCATCGTTTGAGAGTTTAGACTGGATGGAGAGAAAGTCTTGATAGTCAAGAATGTTACACAGGCTACGCTGAAGTATACGGCAAGCACGGCGCATGTCTTCTGGATTACGGAACGCACCCCAGTTGATTGAGCCCAGTGTGCAA